ATGGGAAAAAAAAGAGGACGTAAAGCAAGCTACATCGTGTATGCAGGGGAAGAAGTTAAAGACCTGATAGACTCTAAAGAAGTAGGAATATCTTTGCACACTTCCACAAAGAACTACTATACAATGCTCCCTTGTACTACAGGCACAAAAAAACAGTGGCTGGGAAGTGATATAGGTATGGCCGTCTGTCGATTTAAGGCCATTGTAGATAGCTTAAAAGGCAAGTCGGCAAAAGTATCTATAGAAGCAGATAAAGTAAATTTGAACGTTAAAAAAGGAAAGCATATAACAGTAGATACAGACAACGGACAAATACAAGGCTATCAGATTGACAAAAATTATAGCATTCCTGAAACTGTCTTTATAGAATGGCTTAAAAAAGAACTTTTGCATCCAAAAACGCTTGCCAAAAAAACAGGCATAGAAGCACTTGCAACTATAACAGACGCACTTGCTCAAACAACAGATATAAACCTAAAAGACCTGCTGAAAAAGTATCAAAGCAAGCCCGAACAAATAGACCCTGTAGAAGCCCGAAATTGTGCTAAAGCCTTTAACGACTTTTTGGACGTTGTAGAATGCTCTAAGCTGTCCGAAATCACTGTAGAAGATATAAACAGATATGAAGCCTATATACACAAATTAGATATATCTAATGTAAGCAAAAAAAATATGATTAATAAAGTAGGAACGATTATCAACTATTGCACAAAGAAGATTGATTCTACAAAACTTATGCAGTTGCATAAATGGATACAAGGTGTAAATCGTCCTAAAGACGTTAAGCCTTATAATCCTACTACTATATCCTTAGATGATTTTAATGCTTTATTTGAAGTTGCAGAACTCAAATACAAAGTAATGCTTCTTTTGTCTCTTAATTGTGCTATGTATCCTGTAGATTTATGCAGATTGAAAATAAGTGATATAGATTTCAAACAAGGAACTGTATCTTATAGACGTGGAAAAACAGGCAAAGTTTTAGCTGTATCTACTTTATGGACAAGGACAAAAGACCTTCTGCAAAAGTATTTGCAGGAAAGAAAAGGCAAATCTGATTTTGTGTTTATAACTTATTTAGGCAAAGATTTTACTCCTAAAGGACTATCAGGAATTTTTGATAGAACAATAAGAGAAAAAGCAGGAGTAGATAAAGCAGTAAAACTAAATCACTTACGGGATACATTTTCTACAACAGCTTTAGATTTAGGATATAGCACTGACCAGATTAATTTAGTTTTAGGACATAGCAGAGGAATACTTGATAGATATGCTTTCAGAAATGCTTCTAAACTTACAAAAGAAATGTGTGAAGCTGTAGAGACAGAATTTTTCAAAAAGTAAATATCGATTATCTATATAAGCAATAAAAAAAGCAGGCCTCGAAAGTTGACCTGCTTTTTTATTTTGATACTTTAATCAAGTTTATATCTTACTTTTTTACCTTTTATTTCTAATTCCCATTCCGCTACAGGCTTTAGTATGTCTTTTCTTTTTTCCCACTCTTTTTTACTTATCAATTGCCCACACTCTAAACACTTCATTTTTTGATTTTCTGCCATAATACTATTTTCTGATAAGCTGTAGTCATATCCATCTGTTTCTTTATCATACTTATAAGCAATAGCAAAAGTTGAATTTGCATTTAATACATAGTTTTTTATGTTCCCACACTTTGGACATTTTATAGTATCCATAGTTGTTTTTCCTACTGCATTATTTTTTTCAATTTTTTATTTATCATTTTTTGAGCAAGTCCTAAAACTTTTGCCTGCTCTGAATCTGATAAGAAAGAAAGACTTGTAAGAATTTTATCAGATACATTTTTTACTTTTGTTGCTCCCTCTGCTTTCATAACTTTTCTTTTTCTCCTTTTAATTTTTTTGACTTTTGGACTTTTTACGACTACTTCTACTTTCTTTTGTGTTTTTTCTGCTTCCATTTTTACTACTCCTTATATAGTTTTTTATAGTTCACTATAAAATCATAAATTGCCATTAAGTCAAAACTTAATCCTATTGCCTGTTTTTTAGTTTGCTTTATAGTTTCAAAAGCAAACTTATATATTTGTCCTGTTACATCTTTACCTGATAGTTTTACTTTCCAAGTGTTTTCATTTGACGTTACTGTTATATTCATAGTTTTATTTTTTGCAATTACAACAAACTGACATTTTTTAGCTGTGAATATAAAAGTATTTCCTTCAGTTTCAAAATCAATAGGATAACATCCGATACTTATTTTTTGTTTCTTCTTCTTTGCCATTTTTACTACTCCTTAAAAAGTGTGTATTAAATTGTGAAAGAACAATATAAAGATAATATACCGCTGATAGTATTTATATGCAAATATTTTTTTTCCAAAAAAAATAGTCCCTTTAGTATTGCACTAAAAAGGACTATTAGAAAGAAAGATAAAACTTTTATAGGAGTATTTTATGTTGGCTATTACATAAAATATTAGGAAGGCTTTCTTATATATATTATATCGTTATTTTTTTAGAAGTTCTTTTACATCTAAAGATATTTCATCTAATTTTTTATTCATATTTTTTATTTCTGTTTCTGTTACTACTTTTGATTCTTTAAGTATAGTTATATCTTCACTATTCTTTTTTATTTGCTCACAATTCTTTTGTATAGCTAAAGTATTTTGTGCTATAGACTCTGTTAATTTTCCTGCCGCAAAAGTAAAAGTAAGTATAGTTATCAAAAACAATACTGTTGGAAGTATCAAGTTGACTTTCTCTAATGTTTTCATATATTTTATTATCCCCGATTTTATTATTTTATTAGTCATATTTATTTATTTCATAAGACCTATTATCTTTTCTTAGTATATATTTATCTTCTGTTTCTTCTATTTCATATCCTTCATTTTTTAGTATATCTAAATTATTTATTAGATATTCTGAAGTATCTTCTACTTTATTTTTTGCCCGAAAATATTTAATAACAGATACACTTGCTACTATTAACATAATTCCTAATGTTATTATAATTATCATTCTGTATTCCTTTTCAAATTCCTTCTTTTTTTTTATTAAAATTCTTCAGTCAAAGTATATGTTATACTTTCAGTTACTTCAGACGGATTATATGGATTTTGGCATTCAATTATAAATGAATAAGGATAAGTAATTGTGCTTTTGATAATCCATATATAATTAGTGCATTTCCATTCTGAATATGATTCATCGTCTGAAGGATTATCAGATAAATATTTTATCCTATATTGTAATGGAATGCTCTTATAAGTTCCTACAGAATATTCTAAATATAAATATGAAGCATTAAAAAATATATTTGTCAATGCAGGATTAGGCAAAGCAAGTGTATAATCTTGTCCGTTTGAATAATAATATGTTCCAGTGAATTTAAAATCTTCTGTATTAGATTCAGGTGTATAAATATATCCTGAAGGAGTTCCACCGATATCTAAAGCAGGATTTACTATCCAACTTGTAAAACAACTATCCCCACATAAGTAAGGAGAATAAATAGTTATCTCTCCATTAGCATTACTTGTGCCTGATACATTAGTAGAGAATTCAGGAAAAGAAATAGTTATAGATACATCTGCAAGATTAAGATTTAATTCAAGGAAGAATTTTATTCTTGATTCTCCATTAGTCCCATCTTGCACTATGCTAACTTCAAAAGTATCAAAATAAATCGGAGTTAATGTATAAGTATTTTCTCCTGTTAATCCTGTTGTGCTCCCTGTCCCATATATGGGATATGCTATATACTCTCCCCCTTCACTCATAATATCATGCTGATACTTTGGACGTATATAAGCAGTATCTAAATCTACTTTGTTTCCTCTTTCAATTGTTGAAGTAGAATCTAAAAGAAAATCTAAACTATGAATTGTAAAACGTTCATCTTCAGTTTGTGTAGGCAAATAATAGTAAACTTTTCTTTCAGTGCAAAAAATTGGAATGCCTTCTACTTCATATTCAATACTTCCATCTGAATCACTGCATTTTATAATTTTAGTATCAGAACTTCTATAAAGGATAATTGATTTTGTATTTGTATAATTATATCCTATACTAATTATTTCACATCCCGCAAAATAATCTTCTTCTTCACCTGAAGGATTAATATCACTACCTGCAATTTTAAATATTTCTGTCTGTGTTAAGTCTTCTGTTGTTTTAAGTAAGTATTGCTCTCCCTGATATACTTTCATATCCGAAAGCCAGTAGTAATAATTGTCTTTTGATTTAGTTAAAGCAGTTGCAGAATTTATTATCCAACTGCCCATAGATGAAACTCCAGAAGACGTAACGTGTATAAGTCCTGCTGTTTGATAAGTGATAAATACACCTGTTGAAGTAGCTTCACAATCTCTAATACCGGATAATGTAAATCTCTGTCCAGGTGGGGGCCAAGCATATACTAAAGCTAAATCATAACTCCAACTTAATCCACTTATACCTGAAGTAGAATAACTGTAGGCTCTTATGATTGAAGATATAGAACTATTATCAGTTCCCATAGCTATATAAATTAAATTTGAACTCATAGCAAGGACTTTGCAATTTGCTAAATATCCGTTGTCTGTTCCATTATCAAATATTTTTATGCTATTGATTGTGTAATATTCGTCTTGATAGAACTTACTAAGATTTAAATACAGGTCTGCTGTTCCTTCTTCTTGTGTTACATAAGCCACATAAAAGCCTTGCGACTTCTCCCCTCCTGAAGCAGGATATGTATAAGACGCATAAGAAGAATATACATCTAATGTAGAATGAATTTCTTGAATTAGTGTTCCATCTGTAACTATCCAAGGTCTATAGCTATCAGGATATGTTTCTGTATCATTTAGCCAACTTTGATATTTAACTGCTCCTATTCCGTCCCAATGTCCAACAATTCTACTATCAAAAGAAAAATCATATTCATCATATCCTGAAGGATTATCTAAATCAGAAGGATTATCAGGAAAGTCAAATTCTCCATTCCCTTCATATCTTATATGTGGCAAATACATAGAAGGACATAAAAAAGTTTTTGAACTATCTACATTATACTTACTCTCTATTTTGAACTTAGTATATTTTTCATCGAACAAATATTTAGGCTGCTTGCCTGAAGTACTTGTGGAAGGCTCTAATACTCCTACTAATTTCCCATCAATAACTTTTAGATTATATGAAGATACGTTAGTTGTATCAGAGCTTCTTTGCAGTTTATTATTTATTTGAGAAGGATAGAAGTTAGGAGTTCCTGCTGTATATCCACTCCTTAGTACTCCTAATGACTGCTTTGCTTGAACTACATTAGCCATAATATATTACTCCTAATCAGTGATATAAAATGGAACAGGTAAATGATAAAGGCTTATATAATAATCACTGTATTGAAAACATACTACTAATGAATTTAAGCTGTAGTGAGATTTTGCACTTGTCATATCGTTTGATACGTGAGAAGGATAACAAAGTATATCAACTATATCAGAAGGATTAGTTTCCAAAAACATTTCTGCATTTATATTATACTCTACTTTTGTTCCTTCTATAAAAGCACTTCCTTTAGTTGAATATAAAGAAGTTATCTTAAATATATAAAGGCTTGCTCCTCCTCCTACACTTCCTCCAAAAATAGAAAGACAATACCAGTCCGTTTTTTTAGTCGCACAAAATATATTCCCTGCTGAAACATTCTCTCCATTTTTGTATATAGTTTGCTGATAGAATGGACTATTTGAATCAGTAATAAGTTGATTATTTGAATCGTAAAATGTTCCTACAAAAGTATCTGTAGATACTGATACAACTTCTCCAAAAAATATTTGTAAAGAAGGCTTAAAAGGATTTTTAGCACTTTTAACTTTTACCTGCTCTGCTCTATTTGTTGTATCAACAGTTTTATTTAATCTATCTACTGTTGACTTTGGCCCTTGTGTAAATTTCTTTATCATATATTTTTAGGATATTAAGTTATTGAAATTTGCAGTTGCATATAGTTGAACATTTTTTTGTGTTACTCCACTTTCCCAAGTGTCGGGAGCAGGTGGCTCCCCTGTATCAGGCATAATGTAAACTACACTTGTATCCCATCCCCCTAATTGCTTTTCAAAATTATATGTTACATCAAACATCCACTGAAGCCCATTAACACTATCATATACGTATCCTACGAAAGTAGAATCAATCCCTGTACAAAGCCAATCCTTTTCATCCCCACTTAAGTAAGTCCATCCTGAAGCATTTAACGTGCCTACAAAAGAAGCACTTAATCCTATTAGTGCATTTCCTGTACTTGCTTCTCTACGTGTAATCGATACACAAGTTGTAGGAATTTGCTTTTGTAACTGCTTTCCTACTGTATCTGTTTTTCCTGCAAGCTCAGGATTAGCTTGATAGTCTGTTGGATATGTATAAGCTACTTCTATAGCAGAATCATTATAATCTTTATTTGTATCAGAGCTTGTAACACGATTAGAAATTTGTACATTATCGGGAATATTTGTCATAGGCTCATACTGCATAGTAACTTCAACTTGTGAACTTGATATAGCAGTTGCAGTAATGCTTTGTATATATGAATCTGTATAAATAGAATGCTGTTCACCAAGGATATGAGCAGTTGCAGTAATAGCATTATTTATTTTATCGTCTCCTGTGCTTCCTGTAAGTCCATCTACTAACTCTTTCTTAGTTATACTATATCCTAATGGACTTTGTGTAACTGTAAATCCATCTACTAAATCTGTATATACTGTTGCCATATATAATTTACCTGATATTTAAGTTTCTAAGTTGTCTCATTATCTCACTTGTATTGAAAGCAGTTTGTTTATTTGCCGCTGTATCTTTTTGTATTTCTTTTACTACAGGGTCCGAAGTTCTTAAAGCCTTAACATCTATTAAAGAAGCATTGTAAGAAAGTGCATCTGCTTTTTTATCTGCTGATTTTGTTTTTGCATCTGCTATCGTTGTAGCAGTTCCCGCATTAAGAGCAGGAGAAGAAAACTTATCTTCAATTTCTTTTTTATTTTCATTCAATCTTTTTTGTATATTATCAACAGCACTATCAGAAAATGCTTTGCCAAAACTATCTCCCATTTTATCCCAAGAATCACTGCCCATATTAGATAGTGCTTTAGATGATTCTGAAGTAATTTCTTCAATTGTTTTTAGAAAATTAGAAGCTCCTTCAAGTCCAAAAAAGTCTGCCGCTTTAGCCATAAGCTCTAATACTTTACTTAGTCCCTTTAGGACTATAGACCAACTTTTATAAGTAAGACCTGCCGCCGCATAGAAAACACCTTTTAATAAATTAACTCCTTTAATAGCCCAATCAATAACATTTACCAGACCTGTCATTTTATCTTTTATCCAATCGCTACTATTTCCCCCTTGCTTTCCTAACTCCAAAAAATAATTTGCCGCTAACTGAATATATGGAGCTAATCCAATTGCAATACTATTTATCAATCCTTGAAAGCCTGCCTTTAAAGTTGTTATAGCATCATTAGCCGCTTCTATTTGTCCTGCTTCTACTCTTGAAAATGATAATCCTAATGCTTCTGCTTCTTTTTGCATTGCATCTAATCCCGCAGAACCTTCTTTTATCAGTGGAAGTAACTCTGCTCCTGACTTTCCAAACAACTGCATTGCTAAAGTAGTTCTATCTACACTTGTAGGAAGCTCATTTATTTTATCTGCAATCAATTTAAATGCTTCATAAGTATCCATTCCCTTTAGTTGCTCTGTAGATAATCCTAATGTAGTAAAACTTTCTTCAAGTGCTTTATTTCCTATACTTGCTTCTCCAATATTTTTTTGAAGTTTAGTTAATCCATTAGTAAGAGTATCAAAACTATTGCCCGATAAATCAGAAGCATATTTTAAACCTGCTAAAGATTCTGTAGTAATATTTAATCTATCAGACAATTTCCCCATTGCATCTATACTTTCAAGTGCCGCCTTAACAGGTATGCTTAATCCTGCTATAGCCGCTCCTCCTATTAAAGCAAAAGACTTAGCCGCTACTGCTCCTATCTTCCCGATACCTGAAGCAAAAGAAGATAGTGAAGCCTGACTTTTTCTAAGTCCCTTCTCGAATGCTGAAGTATAACATTTTAAAGATACTGCTAATGTTTGAACAGTTGACATTATTTAATCCTGTCGTAATTATTATTATACATATCTGTATAAGCCTTTAATATATTTTTCATATCATCCAAGGATTGCTTCTTTTTAGTTTTCGGAGCTTTAAACTTTAACATAAAATCATTTAGCTTATGTTTCTTAGTGCTAAAACTATTTGCCATAGTGCAACTGACTAAAGCACTTTGTATATCTTGTCTTACTTCTCCAAAAGGAAAGTAGTTAAAATATATCATCCACTCTGTAAGCTCTTTTGAACTGATTCTTTCAAGCATTTCTCCTACTGTCATTTTTAAATATCCTGCAAGATAAAAAATAAATTGCCTGAAAGAATCATTCATTAGTTTTTTTCTATAGTTCCTTCTGCTTCTGTTCCTATGCCTGATATTTTACAGCATTCCTTTTCAAGCATAGATAATACTTCAGGATTTTTTGTTCCAAGTTTTTGTAAATCTGCTTCAGAAAATAATAGCTTCCCTTCACTATCACAAATACAATTAATCAATACTCTTAACTGTAGCTTATCTAAATCAATTTTATTTTGTACATCTGCTACAAGTTTTGCTCTTGCATATCCTGACATAGATTTAATAAAGATAGAACCTCCCCACTCAGGAACTTCTATTTCTTTAATCTCAAAATCTTTAGCTTTGAATATATCATCTTTAGATAACATAAAATATTGCTCCTTTTATATATGTTCTTATTAAGCTGTGAAAGTAGGCTTGCCTGTCAACTTGATAACTACTTCCCCTGTTACCTTGTCATCAACAGGATTATCAAAACTAACATCTTTTATAAATCCAGAACAAGCAAAAGTTCCTGCTCCTGAATCACTAAATAAAATAGTCCATGTATCACTAACTCCCACTTTAGTAATAATAGTAGAAGCTACTGTTCCATCAAAATTAATTGATACAGATATTTCCCCTGCATTAATTAAGCCAGGAATAAATTCTCTCCATTTATCTGTAGAAGCCATATCAGAAACATCTATTTCATCAACAGAAATTCCACTGATAGAAATATTTGTGATTTCCCCTATAGCTCCTGCTGTAGTCCCTGTAAGTGTTGCCCCATGTCCGATATTTGCCATTGTTAAATATCCTTATATTAAGTGTTTATGTTTTCATATTTATTTCTCCCACATCTATTTTTATTCTTACATCAATTAACGTTATATATTTACATTCTGAATATCTTTGAAATATCCTTTATTTTTTTTATAAATTATTATTGTAGTCAATAATAAAATCGATTCTTTTTCCGAACTTCTTACTGTCATCTTGTCCCGCAGAAAAATCTAATACTTCTCCTATGCTGTCTAAGTGTATCCACTCTATCAACTGTTCACCTGAAGGAGAATCTTTATCAGAATAATTATCAAGACAATCCAATATAGCATCCTTTAATATAATCGAATCATAATAGGAAGTAGTCCAACAAGTTACTTGCATTCTAATTCTTTCAAGATTTGAAATAGTTGTTAAAGTATAATCTCTTACTTCACTTATTATTTGATATACTATATAAGGCATAGAAGTATTTTCATCTGCAAGAACAGGATAAATATTTTGTCCCACTATAGAAGCTATAGTAAAATCATTTATTAACATATCATATATTTTAGATTCTACATTAGGCATTATTAATTCCCTTCTTTATTTCACTCTCGAAAGTATCTATTCTTTTTTGTTTTGTTTCATCTGCTGAAGTTCTCATAAAAGGAATTGCTTTTACAAAACTTCCATCCCTGCTTATATGTCCATATTCTATGGCCGCAGGAATAAAATTTTCTTTCCCTGCTTTTGATTTATCTATAAACTGCTCTGCTTTATTTTTATCTATTTGAACATTCAAAGCATAACTTCCTTTTTTTTGTTTCGGAGCTTGTATCTTTAGGCTATCAGAAATTTGTTTTCCCATTTCTCCCCCTACTAAAGATAGTGCTTTTTGTTTTGCTTCTGATAGTTCTATCTTTTGAGCTTTTTTTACACTGTCTCTTACTACTTTTTTTGCTACTTTCTTTTCCATAGTCTTCAGCTTCTTTTCTATCTTATCTGCTCCCGATATTTTTACTTTTAAATGTAATGCCATTTTATTTTACACTCTCTACTATTGTTTTACTTTTTTCTGTATCATACTGAGATAAAATATCATTTATTTCAGCTAATCTTTTTTCTAAGAATGCTTTTTCTTTTTTAATTGCTTCATAGTTAATTACTTTTATTACTGTTTCTGTTAATTCAATATTTCCATTATCTAATATTTTTAAGCTCATATATTTTTATCCTTTTTTATGAATTTGAATAGTAAGTGCACACTCCATTTACAAAATTAAAATAGTGCATTACTAAATCATTGTCTCTTATATATACTGTTCCTGTATAACCTGTAGTAGTAATGTTATGACTTCTCACAATCAAAGAATCAATTAAGGCAGTAGGAGCAGATATAGATTCTTTAACGTATAATTTTGTAAGCTCTACTTCAGAATCCATTTTCCCTTTTTTATAAATTTGTAATAGTTCATCTGCTGTTAGTGCTCTATCATAAAATTGTATTTCATCTAAGTAGCCAGTAAGTTTATTTAGCGTGCTTCCTCCACCTATTGAAAAGTATGTATTACTACTTGTGTTTAAAGTATGAGGATATCCACTACCTCCTACAGATGTTAAAGTTTGTTGAATCCCATTAATCCATATTTGTACGTGGGCTGTTGTAGCGGCTCCTGAAGGAACTACTATAGCTACATGATACCAAGTAGTTGCCTGTAGTTGTGCAGAAGGAGTAGATACTCTATGGCCCCCCATGATTAAAGATATAGCTCTATTCTCCCAGCAGGCTAAAAGCCAGTCCCCTACAGCATCCCCACCAGCTCCAACGATTCCACATACTGCTACATATTCTGTACTTGTATAAGCAGTCTTAATCCAAAAACAAAAAGTTCTTTCAAAATTGCCTACAGGAATTCCTGAATAGTTTGTAGTGCTTATAAAATTTGTTGCATTAAAATATAAACAATTGCCTAAAATACCTGAAGCTGAAGTGCATTCATTAGTTATATCTATTTGCATATTGCCTACAGAATCTTCTATATATGAGTCTGAAGGATTGTCTTCATTTATATTACAATTAAAGTAAGCTACTAAATCAGATGAATCAGAATATCCAATTTGTGAAGTATGAACTTCTTTATATTTTTTATCTGTAGTTCCTAAAGATAAAGTATCATCTGTAGAAGGAACTTGATTAACATGATTAATTATTTCTGACATTATGTATAGCTCCTTATTAATTCTCCATTAACATAAAATTTTAAAGCTGAATCTTCATAAGTTATATAAGAATCTCCATTCCCATTATTAACAGGAAAAGCAGGCCCCAAAGCTCCATAGAATTCCCCTGTAGCCCAATTATATACTTTTGAAAATTCTACTGCATTAGGATTTAGCCTGTAGTCCCCATTAGCTTTATCCATAAAAACATCTGAAGTAATATAAGTGCAATTTGTTTTTGTGCTTGTTACACCTGAATCTATTACTGCTCCATTAGATACACCTAAAACACAATTATCAAAAGCAACTGTTACATAATTTGAGTCATCGACAGACACTATCTTTCCATTAGATTTATCATTATAGAAAAGGCAGTTATGAATATATTTTGCAAACATCGTTGTTGAATATTTATTCATAATCATATCAATTGTATTGTTTACAAAAATAAATCTTCCGCAAAGAAATTGACTATATCTATTAGTAAATATTCCTACTGCACAATTTGAAATAATCATTCTATTTATATAAACATTTGTAAATGTTGTTATATACGCATTGGAAACACTTAATCCATAATAGCAATTATCTATATGAATTTGCTCCATAATAGGAGAAAAAGGTCTTACTGTAGCAAATCCAACTCCTCCATTTGCTATATATATTTTTTTAAATCTTCCTGCTGTATTTATATCTGCATAAGTATAAGCATTAACATACAAACAATAATAACTTGCAGAATTCGGAATTGAATTAATTATTTCTACTGTTCCCCAAGTGCAAATAATATAATCGTTAGAATAGTCTCCTATTCTCACTACATAAGGTGTTATATTGTTTCCATCAAAATTTACTTTATCAATTTTACATTGTGTAGTTTGAACAGTATCATCTCCTACTCCACTTTGCATATAAAACATTACTGTATTTGCTCCCCAAGTGCTTCCAGTTTTTGCTTTTATTTTTGGAAACAAATCATCATCTGAAAGCAGTTGCCCTGTAGTATCATTTACACCTTGTATATCTATAGTATAACCTTGTGTAACTAATAATACTTGATTTGCACTTCCATCAACTTCATTTATTGTTTGAGTAGTTTGATTAGCAGGCAATAATAATTTTGAACCTGAAGAATCATAAGCTAATAGTGCCGCAACTGAAGGAGTTTTTAAAGCTCCACCTATAGTAATATTTGATACTGAATCATTTGATACATAATCTAAATTTATATCAAAGTAGTCTCCGTCTTCTATATCTGCTGTTACTTCATAATGTCCACTTGCATAGTAAGTTTGTGCTTCTAAATAAACAAGCATTCCTTGTTTTGGATATACACTTAAATTTGTCCCACAAGTGATTCTGCACTTTCCATTATTACCTTGTGTTATTGTTCCACCTGCATAAGTAGCTTGATAACTAAAATTATTATGCCATTCTGCCCAAGTGCCTGTATAGTTGGAAGTATATCCACCTCCATTAGTATCTGCCCCTGAAGGATGTAATATAATATTATTAGCCATTGTAAATTACTTGCTCCCCATCATAACTATAATTCATCCATAAACTTTCAGGAATAGAATTTTGTATAAGCCACTGTGTAAGAATTTTATTGTATAAAATTCCTATTACTTCTCCCCTTATTTGACGTAGTGCAACTTTTTGTTCTAAGCTAATTCCTTTTGATAACTCTATATCAATATTTTCCAAAGTATCAAAAGTAGGACTTTGTAAATCGTATTGAGTTCTGTATTTAATTATCAATTCTTGTATTGTCATAATTATTTTAATTGCTCTAATTTTTCTTTTATATATTTTTGATTAGCACTAACTATTTTTTTATGTCTTGCAACTATAGATTCTGTATCAATATCTTTTGCTTCTTTATCTGTTCGCAAAACTATTTTTGTATCTTTATCTTCAAGAATAAGAATCTTATTCAATTCATCTTTTTTACTTTTTATTTCTTTTATATTCATTAGCTTATATCTCCACTGTCTAAAGATTCTACTAAAGTTCCATCTACATAAATTTCTATCTTATTTGTTTCTGCATTATATTGTATATAAGTATCATTCATTTTTTTATCCGTTAAAGATTAGTCTCCATCCTGATTTTAGGATAAGATTATTATTATCATCTATAGTTATTCCTGTTTCTTCTATAGTATCTTGTGTATCAAGTTTTGTTTTTGTTACTGCATTATCATAGATAAAAGAAAAAGCTCCCCCTGCTCCACTTGTGCCACTGCTTCCTGAAGAACCTGAAGTTCCTGAAGCCCCTGTAAGTCCACTACTTCCAGAAGTTCCACTTATTCCTGAAGAACCTGAAGTTCCTGAAGCTCCTGTAAGTCCACTGCTTCCTGAAGTTCCACTAATACCTGAAGAACCAGAAGTTCCTGAAGCCCCACTTGTGCCACTACTACCTGAAGTTCCTGAAGCTCCTGTAAGTCCACTGCTTCCTGAAGTTCCACTAATACCTGAAGAACCAGAAGTTCCTGAAACTCCACTTATCCCACTACTGCCTGAAGTTCCACTGCTTCCTGAAGAACCTGAAGTTCCTCTTGTGCCACTGCTTCCTGAAGTTCCACTTGTTCCTGATACACCTGAAGAACCTGAAGTTCCACTTGTGCCACTACTTCCACTTGTTCCTGTTTCTCCCCCACCAATTCCACTTGTTCCTGAAGAACCTGAAGTTCCTGAAGCCCCATCTTTTCCCACTATTGATATATAGTAGTCAACATTATATGTTAGTGCTTCACTGCCACTTATATAAGTTACTACTAAATCAAAATATGAACTTTCTTCTGTAATAGAATCAATATCATATAAAGCATAAGTGCTTAAATCAGATACAATAATTCTGAATGTAGGAAACAAATTTATCCATGCAGAAATATTTTGTCCTGCTTTATTATACTTACTTATTCTAAATAGTTCTATACCGCTTACACTATGTTCACTTTGTAATGAAGAAGAAGAAGGAATAATTTTCCCTGAAGCAGGACTTTCATAACTTATATCATATCCATCTACATAATTTGAATCAGTAAAAACATTTACTGAAGAAAATCCACTAACACCTGAAGAACCTGAAGTTCCTGATATACCTGTTAATCCACTGCTTCCACTTGTTCCACTAACACCTGAAGAACCAGAAGTTCCTGAAGCCCCACTTGTTCCACTGCTTCCTGAAGTTCCTGATATGCCTGAAGCTCCACTTGTTCCACTGCTCCCTGAAGTTCCTGATATGCCTGAAGCTCCACTTGTCCCACTGCTTCCTGAAGTCCCACTTACTCCACTACCTCCAGCACTTCCAATATCTACACTTGAACTTATCCAACAATCTTGTAAATTTGTCCCTGTATATGTAGTAGAATTCCTTGTATAGATTATCCATTCATCTGTATCAAGAAAAGTATATCCTGCTTCTTCAGTAACATAATTTACTAACTCTGCTGTATGCCCACTACTATCTATTTCTGTATCTGTAGAATCAACAGGATAAATTACTTTTGCTTTTACAATTTGATATGTCTTCTTCAAATCATAATTGATAACTTCTACTACTTCAAAATATTCATTATTAAAATAGATTCTATCTTTATAGTTGATTGTCCCATTATATCTTATAGTTATGCTGTGTGTTATTTCGTGTGTTTCCTGCTGTCCCTGTTCTTCTAACTTACTTGTAACAGGCTTTATATCTGCCCATACTGTAGCATAAGTAGTCCATAGCTTAGATACTTCTCCAATACTATTTTTTACACTCACATAATTTTGTAAACTAATATAATGTCTAAGTTTTCCGATTTGCATTTATATAAATACTCTTTCATTCAATAAACATTTTGCCGAAAAAGGAATTTCACTTGTTATAGTTCCTGTAATAAAATTTTCCCTGTTCTCAAATAATGCTCCTAAAATAAGTTTAATTGATGCTTTAACTCTTGCCGGAATTGAATCTGTAGAAGAAGGATTAGATTCATAACCTGCTTCATAAGTAACACGAACAGGATTAGGATAATCACTATTGACTGTAGGCAAAGAAGCACTTGAAGATATATATACAAAAGAAGGACAAGAATAATTGTCAAGTGTATATAAAGAAGAATCTAAAGTTTGTTCAACTTCATTATCATCTATATAAGTAATAGAAGAAATACTTTGAACAGGATTGCAAGGCAATATTAATTTTGAATCAAAAGAATCATAACAAGCAACTATAGTTTGATTGCAATATTTTCGATTCTCATAAATTTCACAATATTCAGTTGAAGCCTGAATTAAAGATTCTATTAAAGTATCTTCTGTAGTGTCTGTTATTCTTAAATGTTCTTTAGCTTCAGTTAAACTAATAGGATAAGAAGTAGGAGCACTTGATACTATATATGTATTTGCATAAGCCATTTTATAGCCTTGTAAAATTGTTAATGTATATAAATAGTAGAGGAGTTTTTAAGGCTCCTCTACTATAAAACTAAAGGAGCAAAACGGCTATTAAGCCGATGGGTCATCTGAAGCAAGTGTAATAAATGGACTTACTGTGGCTGTCCCATTCTTTGGAGTAACAGCACTTGATACCCATGTTTTACCGTCTATCTCGAATACAAACCTAAAAGCCGATTCTCTATAATCAAATCTTAAATGAATTGACATTGCAGAATTTACAGCCCCACGTAAACCAACTAAGTAAGACTTCATATCGGCCAATATAATATCTCCTGCTGTGCCAGGTGCAGAGCAATACTCTAATGGAATAATAGGACGACCCTTTAAAGTATTCTTTTCAGCATTATAAATCATTGAAGAAAAACCACCTACTGTAGTAGTTCCACCTACATCAGTAAGAACTACATTCAGACTATCAAGATAATTTTCAAGTTCTTGATTAATAAACCATGCAGAATTAGCTCTACTTCTTACAGGCATTCTTGACCACATTTTAGTAATGTTAGTACTAATTAATGTTCCTTCAGTCTGTCCTGTTTCTCTGTCAACTTCAATTAAAGCTCCACTTGATAGAATACCTGTAGGTTTTCCGTCTCCATTACCACTTACAATAGCGTCTCCAACTTTAAAGCTAATTTCGTCTATAGCAGCCCTTGTTATAAATTGGTCTAAAGCCCTTGTATTATTTAACAGTTTATCAGTTACATATACCAATATACCCAATTCTTTTGGCTCTACTTTAACCTGTCTAAGTTTTGCTTTTGAAGAAGTAATTTTATCACCTTCTGCTAACCAATAACCTTGAACACCACCCCACCTTGAACCATCAGCACGAGAACTTTCATCGACTGCCGGGAATGTTAAAGAATCATTGCCTTGTTCAACAGTGTAATTGTCAGTCATCGAAAGCAAACTTTCGGACTGTGCCTGCACACCGTCATATATAACCTGAGAATAAGCAGGAGGACAAGCATAGCCACCGTCTGTTCCGGTCATACTCATACCACTAACAGAAGCACTAATTTTTAAACGTTCATCTAACTGCTTAATATTTGGATTGCCGGCATCAATAACAGCCTTAGCAAATTCACCCATGCTTTTGAATCCGTGTTTCTGGTCTTTCAATAAAGCAGGTTCACCACCTGATATTTTACCTTCTCCACTTATTTCAAGCCCTTCTGTTTTATCTGCCGGAAGTGTTTTAACTTGTTCTTCTAATTTTTCCATTCTCTCAATTCTTTTATTCATAGAATCTACAGAAGCAAGATATTCATTATATTGTGTCTGCTCTTCTGCTGTCATATCTCTATTTTCTTTTTCTGCATTTTCTACTATTGACTGTGCTTTACTAAGTGTTTCTTTTTTGTCTTTTCTTAACTTAAATAATTCTTTCATTGTAATTATCCCTTATAATATATTTTTTTATAATAATTAGTATTGAGCTTCCGCTCATTTCTATAAATTTAAATTGATTAAAGACTACCGCCTTTTTTCAATTTCCAACGTTGCTTTATTTATATTCGATTTAACTTTTGAAATTCCTTCTTTTTTATTTTGTAAGTTTGAAATTACTTCTTCAAGTGTTCCTATTCTATCTATCATTCCAACTTCTAAAGCCTGTCTTGTGTTTAATAATCTGCCTTGTCCAAAAGTAGATTTTACTTTTGAAGCACTTATCCCCCTGTTTCTTGCTACGTCTAAAACAAATTTATCATACATTTCGTTTATTTGATTTTGTAAATATTCTTTTGCTGAATCAGATATAGGCTGAGTAGGATTGAGTTCTGTTTTATTTTCTCCGGCCTGAATGAATGTATATTTAACTCCCATAGTTTCTAATGCTTTTGAGTAGTCAATATGGCAGGTGTAAGTTCCGACACTTCCCACAAATCCAGACGGCAAAACAATTATTTCATCTGCCGCACTTGCTACATAATATGCCGCACTTGCCATTAAATCTTCTCCAACTGCAATAATAGGTTTTATCCCTCTTGCCTTATATATTTTTTCCGATAGTTCCCCTGCTCCTATGGCATTACCTCCCCCACTATCTACAACAATTATTATTGCTCCTATACTTGCATCAGCTAAAGCAGTATCGAACCACTGCCCATATTCCTTATATGAAGTTCCAAAAAGGATAGTTTCAATCGTTACCTGATTATCAAGCAAACCTTTTAAAGGTAATACTGCAATACTGCCTTTAATATTTTTGAATGAAGTAGCTTTCTTTACTGCTTCCATAATTTCTTCTGCTTTTTTCGTGTCAATTGTCCAACTTATATTTTCATAGTGTTTTAAATAAGAAGGTTCAATTGCCCATATATTCGTAGTATTTTTAATTTTCATAATTGATTTTCCCCATAATTGTAAAGTATATATGCTCTTCTAAATATTCTTTATCGGAGCATTCTTTTAATGTTAATGCTTTTGGCTCTATTTCTATTCCAAATGGAGCTATTGATTTAGCAATATATTCATAATGCTTTTTGTAAAATGCTTCTATTTTATTATCGTCTCCTGATATTTTTTCAAGCTCTCTTATTTCAGCTTTTGCAATTCTTTGGCTTGTATCTTTGGCCATATTGTCAATAATCATATTTTCTTTTTTGTCATTCAATACTATTTGTAATTCTCCTTCTTTTTCTTTTTTAGCTTTAAATATATTTTTATTTTGTTCTTCAACTGAAATAGAAGTTGTGTTTTGTTTTATTTTTTGTGGCTCTATACTTACATTCTGTTTATCTGTATTTGCAATTTGCATATTTAAAGGAATATAGTAATTGTCCCCACCTTCATAAGGATTTCTATTTTCAGCTATTCTTATCTCATTACTTGACATAGCCCCAATATACCATTGCTCCTTATAGGCTTGTGTCCTTGTTGCTGTATCCCCTCTTAGTTCTCCTTCAATTAACATTTCTGCAAAATATTTTTCATCATCAAATAGTCTTATTGATGCTTTTTGTTCCCACTTCTTTACTTGTGGAAGTATCGTATCTTTTATCCACTCTAAATCCTGATGCTCAATATTAGAAAATGTGCTTCTTAATAGATGATTAATTTTATGAGGAGGCACACGATACCACCTGCATACTTCTTCTATTTGGTGTTGTCTTGTTTGAATGTATTGTGCTTCTTCTGCATTCTGTTGTAATTTGTTAAACTTTGCTCCAGCATCTAAAATAAATAGTCCATGTTCTGCCTGTCGTTTAAAACTTTTTCTCATATTATCCTGTTCTTTTGGATTTAATGGAATAGGATATTCGATTGAACCTGAAGGACGATAACCATTTTTAAAGAATGAACTCCCGAACTTTTCAGCGGCTATTGCAAGACCTAAAGAATCCCTTCCTGCATCAATAGGAGATATGCCATTAATTCCATTCGTCGATATTCCTTTTAAATGATACATATAATCTTGCAACCATATTTCACCTGTAGTTTTATGCTTATATCTAAGTTGCTTTAATCCTGCTATAGATACTATTTCAATATCTATTTGTGTCGGATGAATTGGAATTGATAATGATATAATGTCTCCATAAGCATTTCTTTCTATAACAGAATAAGCATTACCATATAGATTTAAATTGGTCTGCATACACTCCCTCCACTCCTGAGAAGTCTGTATTGAGTTTGGAGAAGTATGTAATAGTTTATATATGCTATGTTCTGAAGCCCTTCTTTTACCTCCATTTTCTAAACGTTCATAAGTAATAAATGGGAGTCCCGCTATAGTTTCAGATATAGCTTTATTGCAAGCCCATATTGCCGCTACTTTAATAGCATTTTCTACTGTAACTGATACCCCTGCTTCTGATAATAAACTTGCAGGATAATACCAATAATCATCCATTGGCCCCTTATCTTTTGAATCATTATTTGATTCTATTTTATTGCGTCTGAAGTAATTAGTTATCTTATCAAACATATTATTTTTTCCTGTATGGATTTAAACATAATTATTTATTTATATATTATTTTACAAATTCCTTCTTTTTTTTAATCGTCGTATAAATCAAAAGTTCCATAGCTATATATGCTTTGAGCTTTTTTCCCATCTTCAATATCATTGCTTATTAAACGGCCTAATGCCATTAAAGTACTTAATACAGGGTCAATCCTTTTTCTTTTTTTTGCTTTACCTTTAACAGGCTTAACATTTTCGTTTTCATCCATTTTGACTTCAACTAAAGAACACGACCATTTATACAATGGATTATTTCCGAACTTTATTTTTTCGGACAATATCAATTGCTCAAATTTCTTTGCGGGAGAATTTATACTTTTAATGCCCTGTCCATAAGGAACAACTTCAAATCCTGCTCCCTGAAGCTCTACAGCAATTTGTTGCGCATTGTATGTATCTATAGCAATTTCTTTTATATTCCATCCTTCCTTATCCCTTAAATTTATAATGAAGTCTCTTATGTATGCGTGGTCTATTATGTTGCCTTCAGTGTAATATACATATCCGTCTTTATTCCATAATGTATAAGGAACTTTATCCTGTCTTTCTTTTAACAAGGCACAATCTTTTGGAATAAATGGGAAGCAATGATTATGAAAGTATCCATCACTATCAACTGCAACTAAACTAAATGCAGTTAAATCTTGTGAACTTGACATATCTAACCCACCATACCAACTTAATGTTTTATCTTTAGAAGGTTCTAACATACAACATTTTTCTACTTTGGCCATATCAAGCCAAAGTGTTTCTTGTTGCGTCCACTTATTTAGGTGCAATCTTAAAAATGTATTAAGATATGCAGGAGTATCTTTTGCTTTTTGACATTGTTCTTTTAAATAATCAAGCTGTATAGATACACCTAAATTAGGATTGCATTTTTTCCAGACTTCTTCTTTATCCCAATTATCATAATCAGATTCTTTTATTTCATAAATAACCGGCAAGAATGATTTATCTTTTATAATTCCATCCCGAACCTTACAAGCATAATCGTACTTTTCGTAACATATAGAATCTTTATTCCAACCAGCTGTAGAAATAGAAATGATTAAAGGCTGTTTTCTGCTTCCTGTTGCAGTCTGTAAAGTATCGATTAAATCTCTGTCTTTGTGTATATGTAGTTCATCGTTAATCACAAGGTGAGCATTAAGACCGTGTTTTGTATCTGCATCTGCCGACAATGCTTTATAAACTACGTCTCCTTCATAGTATTCAATGCTTTTAAATGTTTTATATATCTTTGCCCTTTTACTTAATTCAGAATTTCTAACTATCATTCCTGAAGCGTGTCTAAATGTTAATGCGGCCTGTTCCCTCTCCCCTGCTGAACTGTAAATTTGTGCTCCTGCTTCTCCATCTGTATAAGCTATTAAGTTTACTATCCCTGCTACAAGTGGAGTTTTCCCGTTCTTTCTGGGAACAAGTATAAGTGCTTCCCTGTAACGTCTTGTTCCATCCGGCCTTTTCCATCCGACTAAATTACCAATTATAGCCTTTTGCCATTCTTCAAGTATAAATGCTTGACCTGCTTTTTCTCCTTCAATAAATACTAAATGTTCTGCAAAAAAATCTATTGCTAATTGTGCGGATTCAGAATCAAAGTAACAATCTTCTTTACTTGCTACAGAATCATAATCAGGTATTTTAAATATATACTCGGGATATGAATTGTTATTTGTTGGCAATGCTTACACCTCTCCATTTATGGATACATATATAATATAGTTGTGGCTATGTTTGTTCCTGACTTTTTAAATGCCCCTGCTTCTACTTCTCTAATCTCATTACCATATAAATCAGGATTGTGATAGTTGTTTATCAAGTCTCTGAATGCTTTACTTTTTTTATTTTCTCTATATTGGAAAGAAGGAAGCATAACACTAACTAAATATCCATCTGGAACCAACATAGATAATGCGTGTGTTACGTGGTCTATATCCTGTTGCTTATTAAACGGGGGATTCATTATAATAATATCATACTTATCTTTTGGATTGTATTTTAGGAAGTCCTCTGCTACTAAGTTATATCCTTTTGCCTTTAATACCTGTTGGCATTGTGGATTAATCTCACATACGTCTAACTGATATGATATTCTATAATTATCACAATGTTTTTTTATTTTATCTGCTATAGCCCCTGCTCCTGCTGACGGTTCTAATATTCTTTTACCATTATCAAACGGAATTGATTCTATCAGTTGTTCTATTACATTGTCTGGAGTTGGAAAGAATTGATATTCTTTTTTTGAGTCTATAATAATACCTGTTTGTAATGCTGTATTAAGTCTATCAAAAGAATTATCTTGAATTGGTAAATGTGCCTTCTCTTTCTTGTTCCATTTATACCCAGCACATTCAAGAACTTGATTTACTTTAACATATAAACTTCTATCAAGTTGTATTTGTGGAAGGTAATAATAATCGTTACTTAATTCCCCCTGTTTCAATATGTCTAATACTTCACTATCAATATTCACTTATCATTATCCTATGTATTATCTGTTCATATTTTTTATTCTCCTGCGTCTGTTAATATTCTGCTTCAATACAATTTATTTATTTTAGATTATCCACACTTAAAATAGTTATGTTTATTTTGTGCCTGTTCTTCTTTATTATTACTATCGGATTCTACTTTTTCTATCCTTGTCCTGCTGGAAGGTGTTAATCCTAACTGTTGTTCAATCTTTAATAGCTGAGTTGCATAAGCATCTATTTCAGTATGTTTAGACAGTGGATTTCTTACAGCCCTTTTCCAAAGATTGTAAGTAACACAATACCTCTCTAATAGTCTCCAATCCAATTCAGTCAATACACCTAAATTTATTAACCTTGCAGATACTTCTTTCCATATTTTTTTTTCTGCTTTACTTAAGAACTCAGGAACATATTTTTTTGATAGTAGTTCCGGAACAGGTTCCTTATCATTTATTTTTGCTCTCCAGCTTCCTCTATTTTCAAGCACTGAAGAAGGAGTAGGAGCAGGCCCTCTTAATCCCATTATATACCCCCTTCTATTTTTATATCCTTTATCAGTCTTGCTTTCTCCTTCATTAACGTTGTTATAATCGTTGTGATTTCGTCTATAAATAAATCATTATTATATCTATAGATTTTGTCTGCTGCCTTCAATTGAGCTTCTATGTTTTTCAGTTGATTTTTTTTATCTGTCGTTTCCATAATTTATCTTATTCAATAATCCTTATATAAATTCCTTCTTTTTTTTATGGATAAAAAGGTTCAAAACCTGTGAATATAAAAATGACAGGTGGGCATTCGGTCTATAGTTTTTTCACTGTAGAGATTTACTCCCCCCTCCCCTATAGCCCTAAAACGTTCCACAATGCCCCAGGATTGACACAAATTTTGCCTATATAATCTGGCAAATTTTTCTATTCACCTCTTGCCGTCCTTCTGCTGTGGCAACTATGGCACAAGGCAAGCCATAAAGAACTATCCCAAAAGATTTCTTTATTATCTTTTGCTTTGATAGTGTGATGAACTTCAGTTGCTCCTTTAACTATTCCCTGCTTATCACAATCGGAGCATAAAGGATGTTTAGCAAGATAACCTTTTCTTGCCTGTTGCCACTTGCTACTGTATCCTCTTTCAGAACTGTTACCTCTTTTACTATCATATCTTTTTTTAGCTTCTAACTTTTGCTTCTCATAGAAGTCTTTAAAAGGACTACTTTCATACTGTCGCTCACTATGGGACTTAGGCTTTTGTGGCATTACAAACTTATCTCCCCAAAATCTTCTACTGTTACTATATTTTCAACTTCAGTATTTTGACTATAAAACTTGTCTAACTTTGGAAAAGCAATTTTATTCCATTCAGACATTGCTTTTTTTTGTGCTAATCTAATTTCTTTTTTGACTGTTTCATTATCTGACAACTTAAGATAATTGTAAGTTTGCCTAATCAAAAATTCTTCCTTAATTGATTTTATTCTTTTTTCAGGATTTTTAATCATATACTACTTCCTTTTTTTATTTGTTAATCTTCATCTACTATTAAACCTGTCATATTGTAAATTCTATCATCAAAAAAATCTTCTATTGCTTTGGAAGCAATAAGTTGTTTTACCTGCATTTTCAATAAATCTATTTCTTGTTCCATTATTTCAATCTTTTTTTCCATTATTTTTTTTGTCATTTCATTTACTCCTTTAGTATTTTTATTATCTATCTTTCTATTTATGTATTACTTTTTATTTTCCTTCTTTTATTTTTAATAATTTTCTTTCCCATGTAAAGCTATTAAAACACTTTCTGCTATTCCATCTGTATTTTTAAATTTTAGAATATTTTCCATTTCTGGATACAATTGTTTTACATAATTTATTGAAGAAGCCTTCATTTCTGCTTTGATACTTCTATTTAATCTATCTACTTCTTTTTTATTCAATTTTTTTAATGCTTTATCCTTTATTATTTTTCCTTCTTCTTTTAGTTTTTTTACTTGTGCCTTTAAATCAATAATGCTTTGAGTAGTAAGTTGACTAAAATATTTTTTCCATTTTTGAGGATGAACCTCAACGATTTTAAATCCCAAAGCTGAAGCCATTCCTAAAGTAAGTCCAGAAGATTTTCCAAAACTAAATGAAGATACTGCCCCTTCATGGGGCATACAAGATACAGCTTCCTGTATGAATAAAACTTTTTTATCTTTATACTTTGCAAGAATTTCAACTATCTTTTCTGTATCATATACATTTTTTTTCTTTTTATTTACTACAACAGATTTAACAGGTATTTTTTGAGCAGATATAGAATCAGATTCAAGAACTGAGATTCCTCCTGATAATCCTACATCTATTCCAATTATAATTTCAAATTTGTTCATGCTATATAATCGGATTGTATAAATAAAAAAGTCCTGCCGGAACGACCAGCAGGACTAATAGTGAAAATATATAGGAAACAGAAAACTATTTAAAAAATGTTATGTGAAGCCAATATGCAGTTTTTGGGAATATCATTATAATCAATCCAAAAGAATGAAGCATTACTACTTCCTGTTTTACGACAATTATTATCAATGTTTGCTATAATTGTATCTATCACCCATTCTTCTTTATTTACTTTTGGTTTATATTCTTCATACAATTTTATATATTCTGCTTCTTTTTCTTTATACAAACTGTAAAAGAATTGGGGAATATTAATGATAATCCATTTTTCTATACCGTCTTCATTTTTATTCCAGTATCCACTAAAATAATATTGAGAAGATAGTTTAAAAAATTCACCTTCTTCTTTAGCATATTGTTTTTGCATATATTCCATTGTTAAAGTATTTGAATCTATAAATTCATTCCTTAATACTTTTTCCTGCAATGTTATTTGATTATCAAATAATGCTTTAATGACTGTATCTATATGATACATTTTATCTAATATAGCTTCGTCTTCTTTTATATACCTTTTGATAGATTTAATATTGGGGAATACATTTATATATATAGTATCTACATAAGGAAATGATTTTTTGCTTAATTCCATATCTTTATTAAATTTATTATTCATTTATACAGCCCCTTTCTATTGCTATATTATAGTTATTTTTGTCTATCTCACACCCGATAGCTTTACGTCCTAAAGCTGCTGCCCTAAGTAAAAATGTGCCTGTACATGCAAACGGGTCAAAAATCAAATCACCTTCTTTTGAGGAATTTAATATAAACTTGTCTGCTAAGTCGTCTGGTTTTTGCCAAGGATGATAACGATTAGCCTGCCTGCCATCCGGAGCATTAATTGTAAAACTTGCAAATTGTTCTGTGCAATTTGACGGTTTATTAATAGCAGGAGCATTTTTACCCCTGTAATATAATACAAACTGATAATTTTTGATATATTTATTATCAGGCTGTCTTACTGTTGCATTGTTATAAGTCCATACAAGTATATCTACAAGCTCAAAATCAGTTATGTCTTTTGTCAAATATGCTAAAATTTCTTCCTGATATGAACCTATACAAACATACATTGACCCTGTATCTTTAATTTTCTTCTTTACACTGTAAATCCAGTTGCTGAATGTATGTATATTATCTACGTCTGTAATATATGGGGGGTCTGTAAGAAGCATATCAAAGTAATTATCAGGAATTGTATCAATAAATTTGTAAAAATCTGCATTATGAATAATAGGTTTATTTACAACTTCTTTTTTGTATTCTTTGATTTTTTCTTCTTCCCTAAGTTGTTTTACTGCCATTCCTACATTATCAACTTTACCCGATTCTATTTTAGATATAACTATTTCTTTTTGGTCTTCAGGCAATTTATCGATTGCTTTTGCAGATACATAGGCTTTATTGATTGTAATTTCCCCTGATTGAACTTTTTGTTTTATCACTTCAGGAGCTTTTGCTTGAATCATTTTTACCTTTTGTATTGTATCGTGAGAAGTATTTGCAATTTTTGCAAGTTCTTCCCTTGTGTCTATTGTGTTTTGGGACTTTGCAGAATTCTGCAAAGTAGTCTTTCTTATATGTTCTTTTCCTTTTGCCCTTGCCTTAAATAGTTCTTCCAGCTCTAAAGCAAGAACTGCCCTTTGATAAGTGCTGATATTCCTCCTGCCAAACTGATTTTTTATTATCCATTCTTTTACTGCTTCCCTACTATCAAACTGCATATCTAAAGTAGTAAACGATATGTTATTTTGACTGCATATTTCATATCTATTATGTCCGTCAACTATAATTCCATTCCATACTTTGATTGAATCTAAACACCCATTTTCAACTATATTTTTTTCAAGTTGAACTTTTTCTTCTGGATTTAAAGCAGGTATAAGTTTTTGAAACTCTGAATCTACTATAAGTTCTTTTGTGTTTTGATAAATACTTGTTTCTGTTTCCATATTATTCTCCTATAAAACTATTTCTATTATATTTTGATTTGTTGATTTGTTCTGTTAGTAAGTCCCTAATGAACTGACTTTGATTTGTAATATTTTTAGCCTTACAATAATCTAACCAGTTTTGATAAAATTCATTTTTGCAAGTTACAATAATAAGTTTTGTTTTTTTGTTTGAACAATTTGCCATTTTTACTACTCCTAAATAAAAGTTTGTTTACATTATTTATATCGACAATTAATCTAGCCTACTTTGAGTTTCAAACATTGTTTTTTCTCCTATAATAGTTTAATTTAAGCACGGTTTAAAAAAGTTATTGTATCTTCTTTCCAGTGCTTCATATTGTTTTAGCAAACATTGATACTGAAGTATCAAATTATTGTAGTCCTGCTTTAAGTTTTGATACTTTGTCCCTGTAGTGTCATAATTCTTCCCAGAATGCCCCAGGATTGATTTTTGCCTTGTATCCTGACTGACTACAGAAGTATCAAATAAAGGATGACAGGAAGCAATGTAGAAGGTATTTTGACTATCTGTATAAATATATTTATATTTTTGAAGCAATTTATTCATATATCCTATTTTATCTTTATTGATTTTTCTACTTGTCTGCTTTAGATATGAGTCAGAAAAAGATAAAAAGTAGTTTCTTGCCAACTTTTGACTTCCAAAAGATTCAGTAAGTTTTAAAGTCAAACGGAAAAGGTAAAATTGAACTTCTTCATAAGTCAAATACTTATTATCTTTATACTGCAAATCTTCTTCCTTTATTTCTTTACGGACAAAATAAAAATTGTCATATTTTAAAGTATCGCTACCATTAGTATCATTATATTTTTTTATTAGTCCATTATCACTTAAGTTATACATATTCAAAAAGTAGGAAATACACTTTTCTTTTTTAACCGCAAAAAGATTTATTGATTTGTATAATACCGATAATTTTTTCTGGTCTGAATCTAAAAATGATAAGTCCAAAAGTCTTTGTAGCTGTCTTGTTGCTTCTTCAGTTGATAAATTAAATCTGATTTTTTCCAT